ACATCTCGGAGTTATCCGAGGGTGTTGTCGTTGCGATTGAGTTGTTCATTGTGGGTTTTGTCTGAGGAGTTCCTCGATTACATCGGAGCGGACACGGATGGTGCGCTTCGTAGCCTTCATGGCTGGAAGTTTTCCTGACCGGATCCACCGACGCACCGTCTCGGGATGAGTCCCGAGAGCCGAAGCAATCTCTTGGACGGTAAGAAGTCGTACGCTCACGCAAGCCAAAGTAGCAGCGTGTTGCAAACTGTCGAGAGTTTTCTTTCGGAAAGTTTACTCGTCGAAGCCTCGGCGAGGTGCCATCGGGGTCAAAGACTGGCCGGATTTCTTCAATTCCTGAATGAATCGATACTTTCCGATTGCCATGCCGCGGTCGTAGGCTTTGTTCAAAAGCTGGATGCGAAGGTCATCCGAACCCTGGATGTAACTCTTGCTTCCAAAAACCACTTCAGCGTTTTTTCTTCGCCAGAATCCCACCAGTTGGGCGTAGCGGTCGAACTGCTCTGGATTGAGCTTCTCGAACGTGGTCTTTCCGTAAGTAATCTGAGGATTCGGAATCGAAGGGATAACCCGATTGTCTGCGGTTTTTCGCCACACCTGATAGATAGAGGCGTTGAGCGGGTCAGCTTCAATCTCGCGGGATTTCCAAGAATTCAGGAAATTAAACAACCAAGGGTTGCTGCCTTTTGGAGTCTGCAACACAGCTTCTCCCCAGAGATCACGCTTGAGAGGAAGCTGCTTGCCATCCACAAATGGAAGCGCAGCATATTTTTCATTCAGCTCATTAGCGAAGCTTTTGATCACAGTATCCCCGGTGGTGACTGGAACAAACTCTCGTTGGGCGCGCATCAGGCTCCCTAGAATTCCCGGCTGAAGCGGAGATGTGGCGGTTGATAAGAATTTCTTGGTGATTGATTCCAATGCAGAGCCGCTTTCATTTGAAAGGGCTTTGATGAAGCCACTGATTCCATCCAAGAATCCTTGTTTCACCACAAAGTTGGCAGCACTGAATGCAATGGCACCGCCTGTTACAAGCCAATCTATCTCGTTTGTCCTGCTTCTTTCCTGAAGTCTTCTAGCGGTGCCAACCATCATACCAAGTGCGCCGGCTGTTCCATATTTAGCGAGGTCTTTGACGTCATCTCCGGCTTGGAACCTTGGATCTTGTCCTTTCAAATATCTATACAAACCGCTGGTATTAAGAGTTCCTGGAGGCATAACACCACCAGACTTGGCCAACTCACGGGCTTTGTTTGTTTCTCCTGGAGTGTCGAGGTTTGGAGTAACAAGACCCTTGTCGTATAGTTGATTCCAACCAGCGATTACCATTGAACCAATAAGAAGCTTAGAGGACGCAAGATTCCGTTCTTTTGGTGTTAGATTTTTCCAATTCCCAAGAATGTTAATGGCACCAACAGGAGTGTAAGAAAGAATCTCTGCCGCAAAATTTATCGGTGTCTTTTGAAACAGCGTTAAAATTCTATATGGAACATAAAAAGGTTTCGCTTTAGTTGTAACAAAACGATTTATTCCAGCAGCAGCCTCGGTTGCAATATTGTTTTGCTGAAGCACGGATCTTGCAGACTCAAATTCAATATAACCAAGATCATCAGCCGTGAACCCTTTAGCTCCTTTTTTGAAAGCATTATCTCCAATCAAATACAGGTTAGGATCTCTTTGGGCTACTTTTATTTGATCGTTGCTTAAACCTCTTTTAATACCCATCTCTTCTATTAGAGCGGATCTTTCAGCGGATTTGAATACGTTGTCAACAAATTGATTTATACGAAATATAACATCTGGGTATATTCCAAGGGTTGCTTCAAATGAGTTTCTTAGTATTGGAACATCTTTAGCACCATTAAATAGTCCGTCGTATATATTGCGGGCCGCTCTTGTAAAATTAAGCGGAGTTCCCGTATCAGAGCCAGCCTCATAAGGATTATATTCAGAACCTTTTTGTAATATCTTTAGACCTTCTGGAAGAGATCTTCTTAAGCTGTTTAATCTGGTTACCGTTCTCGTTTTTAATCCGTACGTATTTTCAAGTTTTCCACCAAACAAATTCTTATCAATTCCGTAAGCCAACATCTTCGCTGGCTCGCCTAAAATTAGGCTTAAACCAGCTCCTGTAAAGTTTCCTACAATAGAGATTGTGTTTTGAACTGATCCTTGAACAAGTGCCAAATACAACTCTGGCAAAGTTGAGGGATTCATTTTTGATATCTGAGTAATCAGATCAACATCAGCACTTTCCTTTAACGTATTTGCTAAATCTAAATCTTGCGCAGCAGTTATCTGTGCGTTTTGATCTCCAGCATCAGCAGCTTCTTTTAGTTTTAATTTAGCATTTTTTACTGCATCAGAAGTGGTTCTATAAACATCCATCATGTCTCCCAGCTTTTTAAGCTGAGGGCCGTCTGGAGTTCTGCCCCGCTCCGCCATCGACTTGGTTACAAGATATGTAATTCCTTCTCTGGTGGTAGAGTTGAGGAGTTTGGCCTGATTGATAAGTTGGCCAAACGTAGTGAGCTTCTTCGCTGTTTTAAGAGTAGTATCTACTACGTCGCTTATTCCTCCCGCTGCAAGCTGTCGGTTCATCAGCTCTACAGCCGAAGCAATGCGAACATTTGATTCTGGATCTACGATGTCAGCATTGAGTTCACCTGTTGTTTTTGCCGCGGCTTCTTGCTTGGTTTGCTCTAGGTTCTGTCTTTTGTAAGACGCCTCTGGAGATGCCGCTACGGCTTCACGAATGACCGGAGGAACGCCAGGAGCGGCAGCAACACGCTCTGCAAACCGACGAGGCTGCATTCCGGTGGGCACTTGAACCGGGGAAGGCCGCTCTATCAGTCGAGCCAGTTGAGACCCGAATTCAGCGTCATCGAACTTACCTTTGAAGTTCTGTCTGGCGTAGCGGATTCCCGCGGCAACACCATCGGCCACGCTTCCACCAGCGCGGATGACGGCTTGAGCCACTGACAACGCACCGTTCCAAGCCGCTCCCATAAGCTGAGGGAACGGGTTTGCGCCAAGACCAGCCTCCACTTCAGTGCGAAGACCTTCGAGCTTCTGAGCGACCCCTTCGGCTTTCTGGCGGAACCTACCTTCTGTGGCAAGCCGCTCATCACGAGCTTTAAGACGTTCAGCCAAGATGTCGTCAACAGACCTAAGCGGAGTTCCTTCTGGTTCTCTGGCTGGAAGCATTCCTCCCTCCCTGGGAGCGGGTCGTTCTACCGTGAGTTCAGGAGTAATGATTTCCCCAGAACTAACAGGTTCAGCCGGAACTTCTGGAGTTGGTTCTCCGCGCATCAACTCCTCGGCAGTAAACTCCCGCCGTCCAAGTACCTTCCGTATTGCAGCGGATCGTTCGCGAAGTGCCTGACGCTCACTAGCGCGTTGAGCTTGAACTCCCTCAGCAGTTGTAAGGGTTTCTGGACGAGCAGACTCAGCTTCTACGGCGATACGCTCATCACGGGTACGGAGTCGTTCAGCCAGCAAATCCTCTACAGAACGAAGCGGAGTGCCCTCTGTAGGCGTCGGAGCCTCTGCTTTGATGACAGGGGGTTCAGGAGTTACAGTTCCTCTCCGAACCGCTGAAGCTTCCTCAGGATTTACAGAAGGTCTCCTCTCCATTACAGGAGGTCTGTTCCTGTCCTCAAATATTTCTGCGACTGTCTTGAGTGGAGTTCCTGAAGCCGCTGCTGACCTTTCTAAGGCAGCTTGTTGAGCGGCTTCTTGAGACTTTTTCTGCTGCTCGACAAAGGCGTTTTCCTTCTCAAGAGCAACCCTTTCCTCATCGGGAACAAATCGAGAACGAGAGCGCGGACCTTCTCCAACGGGTTCCTTGCTATAGACGAACTGTTCATCAGGGTTCAGTTCGTTTACATACTTCCTGAATTGAGTCTTAAGATTCTCAACCGGAACGATCCGCTCCATCTGATCAAGTAGGCCACTGACTTGGCCTATTGCTTCACCAACGGTTTTCTTCTGGGAAGCAAGGTTGTTAAGGATATCAACCTGAGTGACATTTTTCCCGGGAACATTAAGCGAACGGGCTACTTCCGCTCCAAGACCAGCGGCAAACAAGGTTCCGATCAAAGCCTCGTAGGAAGCTTTTAGCTTTTCTTCTGGGGTAGCGTTTGGGTCTGAGATTGTCTGCAACGCGATGCCGGAGGACTCAGCGGATCCACGGGTTATCTCTGGAACCAGCAAACGGGGAATGGTTTTTGCCGCTTGATCAACAGTACGAGCCGTTTCTGACGCACGAGTTAAATCGGCAATCTGTGAAGCGCGAACGGCGGCAGGAGTTGTTGATTCTGCAAACTCAGCACCTGCTACGAGCGATGGAATGCGAGCAGCCTGACGAGCGGCTCCGGCAATACCGAGGCCCATCACGTTCATGGGGGACAAGAGGTCCGCGGACACTTGGCCCAACACCTCGCCAGCGGGGCGGGTGACGTACTCGGGAATCGGAGTGTACTCGCTTATCGTTTCTCCAAGACTGCGACCAATTCGAGCTGCTCGCTCACGCTTCTCGGTGGATGCGGATCCAAGAGCCATGATGCCTTCTCGTTCGATACGAGAGGCTGCATCAAGCATTTCCTCTGGCTTTCGATAAGTGTCCCTACCAAGAGCCTTATCAATCAACACGCCAGGAGCTTCGCTTACTTGCTGAAGAACTCGTCCAGCGGTTGCGACATCTTGTGGGGTTGGACCACCGAACGCCAACGGAGCGGCAAGACGAGCCAATGAAGGGGCCACAGACTTGGCCTTCTCATACAGGCTAGTCGGCTCTTGAAGCACCGGAGCATTCGGATACTTCTGCTGCCCAGCAAAAGCGAATGCCCTATTGATATCCTCTTTTGTCGGTGGTCTTTCACCTTCAAGCTCAAGAGTAATCCCAGTCTCCTCCTGAGTGACCTCGTAAATAGGCATGGAATTATTTCTTTAATTTTTTTGGCGGCTGCACGCGAACATTATAACCTGGGATGCTAGTCGCTTGAGTTGCTTCTGTTACTTTGACTCCAGATTTAGCCGGCTCATCTTTAAAAGTTTCGTTTTCTTCATCTCCTAGTGATTCGTAATATGCTTTTCTCATCTCTCGCGTGTAGGATCTTGGAAACTCTATTCTTTCCATCCTCTGACCATTCATAGGGTCCTGAGTAGAAACTACTTTTGGCTCGTCAGTTACTGCTTTCTTAAGTGCATTATCAATCAAAGCTTTATACTCAGGATAATTGGCAGCTATGTCTTTAAGTTGATCTGGTGTCCCACCTATTGGACCTAGGCTAATGTAGCCGCTCTTTAGCTTGCGAGTTTCCTCTTCTTGTTTTTGTATTTGATCCTGATAGGATAATTGCTCTTCAAGTGATTGATTTGTTTCCAATGCCGGGATAGGCATAGCCATTGAACCACCCGGTTGATAATCAGGACGCGCTCGAAGCTTTCCGATCATTTGAGACCTGCGAGTCTCGATGGTTTCATCTTCCTTCTGCTTTTGTTCCCTAGACTTCTCGAAAGCTGACATCTCACGAAGCGTGTCGATATCGGGGTCTCCAAGGTTGTATCCACGAGAGCGAAGATATCCTCCCATTTCGGGGCGAGCGCGTTCAATTTCTCTTTTAATTTCCGCTTCGCGTCGTGCATCCATTCGAGCGTTGATGCGTTCGTTCTCAAGATCTCGTTGCTGCTGATAAAGCAATGACTCCTTAGCTTTATTGCGGCTACGAATCTGCTCGTTGGTCCCGGTGAACTCGCCGGCAATACCACCGGTGAGCATGGAGAGACCCTTCATGAAAGGGTTGATGCGCTGATTGGCCTGCTCCTCAAGCATAGCCCTGATGTCCTCGTTTTCTTCTCTGGTAGCCATAAGATATTATTTAGTAACCCTGCAACGACCGCATCGCACCCCGTCTCCTGAATCCGCTCATGGCGGCATTCATAATCTGATCGGGATCGTAGTTGATGTATCGGTACTGGTCCTGCTGCTGTTGGGAGTTGGCCAGCAAGTCAGCGTAGAGCTTGGCGAAAGGATCGGCCTGACGATCGGGTAGAGGAACCTCTTTGGTTCCCTTGGTGGGGATTGTGAAGCCGGTATATGGGGGCGGTTGTACTCCGCCACCGGGAGGAAGATTTGTGGTAGTTCCACCGCCGGGTCGACCTCCGCCGCCGGGAGTAGTTGTGGTCGTGCCTCCGCCAGGAGGAGTAGTCGTGGTTCCGCCACCGGGAGGAGTAGTTGTGGTTCCGCCACCGGGAGGAGTAGTTGTGGTTCCGCCACCGGGAGGAGTAGTTGTGGTTCCGCCACCGGGAGGGGTAGTCGTGGTTCCGCCGCCGGGAGGGGTAGTCGTGGTTCCGCCGCCGGGAGGTGTCTCTGTTTCACCTCCAGTTTCTGTTCTAGGATCTACACCTATTCTCCATTGCCCATACCTATGGTAAGTTTCCTGCATCTGTTTATCAAATGGAACCCATATTAAATAATTTCCATTTTCATCAATCTTCCAACCTCGTTGCTGAAACTGGCGTTCCTGAGCCCCAGCAGCCGTCGCTATCGTCCAAGGCGAGTCATAAAATTCATTTCCTGAGTCAACAGGAGTGAAATCTGCATCAGGGTCTTTAGGGGTAACAGTGGCCGTATCACCAGGGCCAGCCGGTAAATTCCTAGGATTAACCGTTACATTCCCTCCAGTGTTATCAAACCCACCTTCGCTGGCGGTTGTGCGTTCATCCGCTCCAACTGGTTGATATGCTCCAACTGGTTGATATGCTCCAACTGGTGATGGCGTAAAAGGTGTTGAACCAACAGATGTATCTGTTGTTTTTGTTGATATAAACGGCAACTTTAGGTTTGGATTTTCACTTAAATCAGGAACGCCTGGATAGCCTTTAACACTTGGCACTGTAAAATCAATCTTTCTAGTGTCTTCGTTTAAATAACTTATGCTTCCATCGTTGTTAATTATTTGTCTGTAATCTGGAAGTCCTCTTCCCGGAATTTTAATAGTTTCTCCGCGAGTAATAAATTCTTCAGGATGCGACGAAGGTGTTTGGCCTGCAATAAGTTTATCAGCTTCCTCTTTAGTTAGATACTGAACTCCAATGAATGTTCCAGCTTTGTCAGGTGGAATGAGACCTGTAAACCTATATTTATCTTCAGTCATCGGATCCAGCGCGGTCCCTATTCCTGTAGATACACCTCTATCTTTAGTGTTTGGATCCAGCGTGGTACCAATTCCTGTTCTTACAAACGCATCCTTCTCATCCGTATTCCCAATGTTGATTCGCTCAACCGGTTGATCTCGGACGTTGTAATCAATCTCTCCACCGGTTGCTAAAGTTGAAGGGTTGCTTAAATCTTGAGCAATAGGATTTGGGCTTCTTATTCTTCGATCCAACCATTGGCGAGAACCATAATCCAAGACAGGATCGAACATTCCAGAAGGCTGTTCCGGAAGTCCAAATCTGGGAGGATTGGGATAAGCGTAAGGCTCTACAAAGTTTGGATTTGGAATTGTGTTTACATAACCTTCATCAGTTAGAACTGCATATTCATAAGGGTTAACACCCACCTGATTCAGATCTTGAGCCAGATTATCGATTGCATCAGCCATAGGCATATATCAGTTTTTAGGGATTATGCTGTTGATTCGAGCTATCATCCAGTTGGCCACAAGCTTCTTGACTTTCGGCTTGTCCTTGAGCCACTTCGCGAACTTCTCGGCGTTGCTGTCGTAGAAGCTCTTGAACCACTTCGGTCCAACGAGTTCCTTCCAGAAGTAGAACGCCTCCCACTGATCAGGAATACACTCGCGAGCGACGAAGCATCCGCCGCCGGCAAGTCCAAAGTTCGCGTAGGATGATCCAAGGTTACCAACTCCTCTGGCATACCCCTGGAACTGGTTCATGAAGGAGTTCGCTTGATCGGACTCGTATTGGTTCTTAGCGTTGGTCAAAGCAAAGTTGCTTCCCATACTCATTAATTCTCCAGGTCTAGACATCTGCATTCCCTGAGTATACTGAGGGGTCACAAACGGGGATGCACCCTGTTGAAGTCCTCCAAGGTTTGCTGCTTGGCTAACGATCGGCTGGAGTCCCAAGGCAGACTGGATGTTTGCTACATTCTGTTGGCGACCAGATTGCATTTGCTGCTGAGAAGTGAGCTGGCCCGCAAAGCTCTGTTGCGCCGCGGTGTTCCGCTGACCGGTGGCCGCGAGGATGTTCTGGAAAGCTTCCTGAGCGTTCCGATTGGCGGTATCGCTGGTAGTCTGACCGCTCTGAAGCAATCCCATTGCAGCGTTCCAGCGTTGAGAGTTAGCGTTTCCAAGAGCATCTTGAATTGCAAGCGACTCACGAAGAGCCGAAGGATTGCCGAGTAGGTTTCCAGTGGCACTTCCACGAGCGCGAGCGGCCTGCTGAACCCGTCGCTCCATGCTTGGATCCAGAGTGCCAACCTGAGAAAGACCCTGCTGGATCTGACGCTCAAGCTCGCTACGGATCAATTGAGAAGCACCGGTATCCTTTTGGGCACCGGGAATCCCAACCTTCTCGTAGGTGGGAGAATCTATCTGCGTATCTTGAGCAGTGGAACCTTCATTAAAATCTTTAAGGAACTTGTCGTAAAGTTTGAACTTTTCAGGATCAAGAGCTTCTAGTTCACCTCTACGTTGTACTGCAAACTTAGTTCCGTATTCCCTAGCAAGCTCAAGCTGTTTTTTGGTAAGCTCAGGAGCAATGTCAGCAGCGGCCCGCGCATATGCTTCGCCTATTTGAATATCACCAATAGGCTTGTAAATTATTTTTCCATTAGCGTCTCTTAGAGGATTTCCTTTATCATCCTTCTGCTCACCGCTAAAATCGTATTCTTTACCTTTATAACTAACTTTTGTTCCAAGTTTAGCGGCGGCATCCATTGCCCGCAAAAAAGGAAATGTTTCAGCTTGGGCTTCTACTGCCTCTTTATTAGCTTCTGAAAAATTCTGTCTCTCATAACTATTTCCTCCCATAAGTAATCCTTTCGTTCATAATCAGTTTATAATACCTGTTAAAATCGTACAAACGGCAAGCTCCTTTATAAAAACCACCAAGCTTGGTTACGTTTTTAGAGCATAACCGCATCATTCCCATCCAAAGAGATTGAACCGCATACGGCTCGGTGCCAATAGCGATTTCAACCCACGCGATGTGACCGTCTGGGAAGTTGTTGTTGATATCCTTGGATTCCTCGATTGAGTTAAGGAACCGAACTGCTCCTACACCGACGCACTTTCCGTCATCGTTTTTCACAATTCCGAACAGTTTCTTAGAACTAAAGATCCCGATCCAGTTGAGGATCTGATCTTCAGTCCATAACGAAAAAGCTGGCCATTGCTCTCGCAGTAGTTTGGCCGCTTCAATGTTTGTTGGGTGTGCGTTCATTGTTGAGGGCGCACGGAGTCTACGAAGCCAGAGAGAATGGTGGATTGCAGAGACAAGCGACCAGCGTCTGCGGTTACCTTGAATTGCAAAGTATTCCAACGGCCTTGGCTTATCAGGTTGTAAGCCTTCAGGAACTTCTGGCTTGAGGTGATCGCCAGCGCGGAATCAAGAGTTACGAATGTGTCCGACATATCCTTGGCCAACGACACTTCGGCGGTCGTGGTTGCGGTGGTGTACGGATTATCGAAGGCGAACTGAACGCTGTACCCAATCTTGTCGGGGATAGGCTCGCTGAGGTTGTAAGCCTTGGTGATCACCGTGGATTCGTAATTCGCACCGCCATCGGTGTATGCGGAGCTTGAGACCGGCGACAACCGGGTGTTCGGTAGGTAATCGTTGAAGGACCAGACCTGGCCCGCTCCCGCTGACACCGAGATGATATCGCCGGCAAACATGAGGACGGGTCCAAATGTTGAGAACGAGGTTGGGATGAAGTCGTTAACGATCCAGTTGTCCCAATATCCAAGCCAAGAGCGGGCCAGTGAGTGGTAGACGATGACCGCGTTGTTCTCGTTGAGCGCACCTTCGAGGGCGATATCAAGGCTGTTCTCGGTCAGGAGCGCGTACTCGCTTTCGATTCCGAGGATCGCTGGTTCCTCGGCAACGAACGGAACAGCCAACAGATAGCGGTTGTTCCAGAATACACCGTCGCAGAGGTCGAGCTTGGTCTTGTCGATGCGACTGATGAGGTCGTTGATCGGGCTGGAGAGCGCGAGGCCTACGCTAGTCTGGGTACCGGCTTGGATCTGCTGGAGAGATCGGACGCCATCTCGGGATAGGAAGAATACGTCAGGACCAACCGCGGTGATGGACCGGTGCGATGAGCAGCCGATATTGCCGCTGATGAGTGATATGGTCCAATCGGCAGCATCCTGCGTAGGATCGGCATTTACGCTAAAAATAGAGCGTTCCTTGAAGACGATGAGTTGATAGCCGAACCAAGAGTAGAGTCCCTTGATGGGATCGCCATCGCCACCGATCCGAAGAGACCCGAGAGGATCCCAGGATTCTCCATCGAGGATATCCGAGAAGTAGAGGGTATCGGGCTGGATGGACGGATTCGCGGAAACTGCGAACAACCGATTGGTATGGGTGGTGAGAAAGATCGGTTGGGCAGGAGGCGTGAGCGATACAAAAGCTACGGCGTGAGACGAGGCGGCAGGAGAAATAGTAATCGCTGGAGCGGCAGTTGGAAGTGCCGCGTATCCGCTTCCAGGATTGGTGATCGTTATGAATACGAGATTGCCATCGTTAGAAACAACCGCAGTGGCCGTAGCCGTGATGCCGCTGGGAGGGGCTGCAACGGTTATTGTTGGAATGGAGCCGTGATTCGATCCCTGATTAATGACATCGATGCGGCTGATCTTGCCGGCTGCGGTGGAGCTGTCGAGGTTTGAGCTTGAGACGTATTTCAGCGTTCCGAGACCGTCCGAATAGAACAATTTGTCATTTAATTGAGCAAAATAGACGTAGGAAGCGGCAGCGTTGAGCGTTGAACCCGAAATCAGGTTGTAGGAAACGCCGGGTGACCCGTAGTAGAGGCTCTTGGTAGAGGTGCTAAGGTCATTAACAGCGATGACGAGGCGTTCGGATGCGGCTGTATCGAAGTAGAAACCGGACAATACCGTCGCGTTGATGGGAAGATTGCTGCCGAAGTTTGAAGTCGTTGACTCCCAGTTTGTGATGACGTCTTCCCAGTTGGCGGTGATGCTGTTGCCTGCCAGTGAAACAGCTCCTAGACGGGTGACGAGATTGCCGAAGTCGTCATAATCCATGTTGATGGCCGATTCCATGCTGGTTGCAGGAATGCCATCGGGACGAGTGGCTGAAATTACGCCCGTTGAAAACCCAGTGCTTCCATCCAGAAGCATCTGGTCATCGAGAGCATCTGAGGATTGGAATGGCATGGCGGATTACAGGATGTCTTGGAACGTGTAATCGTACAAGCTATCTGGGATGATGCGGCTGATTTGCTGTTGTTGGCCGCGTTCCATGTCTTTCATGATGGATACCTGAGCGGATCCTTCTTGGAACTTGGCTTGGGCTTTACCGTACTGCCGAGAGTATTCGAGGAGATCGCCTTCAGTGTAGGCCATTAGAGCGTTCTCTACGCCTCGCAGCTCGAAGTTGGTATCGTTTGAGATGGTGACCGCCTCACCGAACTGCCGCATCTGCGACTGTTTCTTGGCAAGGATGAACAGGGTGCCATCGGCGTTGGGCGTGGGAACGAGTTTGATACGCGGAACACCGGCCTCGCCATAAGCTCCACCGATCAATCGAGTCCAGTTAACAAAGTTGCCGGGGGTGGATTTACGGCTATCGACGTTGTTCCAGGTGTTGGGATCGAGCTGGAAGAACGAGACCCATTCCGCGGCGGGCACTTCGATGCCATCGGTATCTCCGGTGACCGTGAAGCGGATGGCTACGGGGAAGTCGATGAAGGTGTTGTAACCAGTCCCTGAAGCGTAGGCGGAGGTGACGTAATCGGAGAGGGTGACGATCTCAGTTCCGGCGGTTACCGGATGAGAGATAATGCCGAGGGTATCGTTCCACAGGCAGGAATCCCAGATCATCGAGTAGCGGCGGATACAGAACTTCTTGGCCAACGCGATGGTGGCCGAGTCTGTGAACGACAGCTTGTCGCAAGCCGCTTGAGCCGCTTCGGAGGGTTTCATGCGAAGTATTCTTGCAAGATCATTGAGGAACTGACGCGGGCAGCGGAAGATGAGTTTACCCCTGCAACCACATCTTGATACGTCTTGTTAACCCACATTGACGGAAACGTAACACCAGTTGCATACAAATGGATCCTGTAAGTAACAGCAGATGCAGATGCTGGTGAATCAAGAATCTGGATAAACTGATTGCTAAAGAATTCAGAGCTATAAGAAGCACCAAGTCCAGTGAACGGGGCAATACCGTACAAGTTGGAACCAAAATTGTTAGACCCAATCTCTACGTTGTTTCGAGTAACTCTGAATGCTGCAAACTGTGGATTGTTTATGGTAGTATAGTTGATAGCTATTGAAACCAACACTGTTGAAGCTATAGACCTAGGAGTAATCGATGTGGTAAGCACTGTTACTTCAGTGCCAGATCCAGCACTTGTAGCAACGAACGGACTTGCACCAGCGGTGGAGTCTTGGTAGAGAGTTTGTTTTACTTGAGGAGCAAAATATGTTCCGGCAACCACCTTAACCTTGCTGGAATCGCTTGCGTCAGTGATCAGCACCTTGTCGGTGGTAAAATCAACGACAACAGGGGTTAGGTTAGGAACCGTGATGTTGTCCGAGTTGAGGATCAACGTGTCGGTGCCGGCATTGCCCAACGTGGTGTTTCCGTTGGCTGCTAAATCACCGGTCAGGGTAGTGGCTCCCGTGACTCCGAGAGTAGTCCCAACGGTAGCGGCTCCGGTGACTCCAACGCTTGCCAGTGTGCTTGCTCCGGTTACCCCGAGGGTACCGGTAACGGCGGTGGCACCGGTCAGGGTGGAGGTTCCAGTGACCGCGAGGTTTCCTGGGACCGTGAGATTGCCGGTGAGCGTGGTTGCTCCGGTAACATTAAGCGCACCGCCTATGGTCGCTGCACCGCTCGTAGCGAGGCTTGAGAGGTTGGTAGCCCCGGTGACAGCCAAAGTACCAGCAACAGCCGTGTTGCCGCTTGCAGCAGCCACTGTGAGCTTGTCAGCGGATACTCCTACGCTGAAGTTGCCTTTGCTATTGACTGCGGCATTGGAGATCTCAAGTACAGAGTCATTGCCGCTGCCGTCGCTGATGGCTTTGAGCGTTGCGCCTACGGTGGAGTTGTCGGAGTTCTTGAGTAGGCCAGTGTAGGTCGATGCAACGCTACTGCCTGTGAGTGGTATTCCCATATCAGTTCTTCGGTAAAACGTACCAACCTGCCGGCAAGACCACCTTAGATGGCCCCACCAGCTTCTTGTCAGAATCGAATCCGTACACACTGGCCTGTACAGGCTTGGCCAGCATCACCGGATCACCGCTTGGCACCAGGACCACCCGTGTCATCTGGCAACCCAGGGAGGTCAGCAATGCGGTCAGCCAGATCGCTCTTGAGGGCCTCGGGAGCTTTACCATGTTGCACATCGGTAGGTGGTGTTGCTCTTAGAAAGTCGAGGATTGCTCGCAGGATCTGGTAGACCCAGTTCACGGCTTAGTTTCGATCACCAGAGGCTTCTCGGTGGCGTCTTTAGCCAGGATGAGGCCGATACCAGCGGTCACCGCGGCGATAGTCGAGGCGATGTCGATGTTGGTGCTGGCGTCACCATCGAAGGCAGCCCGTAAGGCACCACCAACAGCGACCAGAATGGCACCAACACCGGCGAGAGTTGTTTTCGTGTTTTTCATTTGGATTTGAACAGCCTATAGGCTCCGTAACAGGCGCACAAGAGACCAACCACAGCGGTCACCAGTCGCACCCAATCGGTTAGGATTGGCAGGAATGATGCAGCAGTGGCACCTGCCGCTGCTGCTAGGCTGAGTCCAGGGCTGGTGCTGCTGTTCGTTGGTTCCATTACTCGGATTTAGGCTGTGCGGCTGAGACTATGAGGTCCACAAGCGGAAGGGCTGCACGGGCGTTAGCAACGCCACCAGCCTTTACCGCAATGTCGATGAGTTGGAGGAGGCTGTTGGCCTGCTCCTGGGTGAGTTCGATCTTGATCATGCGGCGGAAGTATCGGCAACCACCACAGGCTCCGCAACCT